ATACTTGCAGCAGTGTAATGTTCCGAATCAATTGAATCAATTGCTGTAATAATACCAGAACTCCTACCTAAATTTTTCCCTACGATTCCACTCATAGTTTATATCTCCTATCTAGTCTGATCTAGGTAACTAACAACAACATCAACATTGGCAGAGCTAGCAGTTGCAGCACATAAATGATCTTCATCTACTAGAACTATTCTCCCTGTATGTTCGAATGTTTCATTAGCCCCTAATGCTTGATCTGAATAAATTTCGTAATCTGTTCCACCGCCACCATCATCTATATAAAGATCAAAGGTTTCTGCTGCACCTGCTGTTTCGCACAAAGTGATGGACAAAATAGTATAAGTATGCCCATTAACTCCATTCAGTAAAACAGATTCTGAGTTTGTTACTCCTGCTGTTAGTGTCACGCCTAAAACTTCACTTGCCATAATTTTCTCCTAAAATCCAAGGACTAATGCCTTGCCTGTACTTGTTAAAGTTGGGTTCATGATAGTATTTGATGAAATGATGCCGCGTGCTAAAATATCTAAATCTGCACCGAGTTGTGGCGAACTATCCTCTAAAAGCTCACTAAGTCCCCCAGATCCTGCTCCTTGGATAGTATCCCAATCTGTGCCATCTTGACATATATGTAGCCTATTTGCGCCTGCTGCCAGAGAGAGTGCTGCATTAGTAGAACCCCCATCTATTTTATCTCCAGAGGCTGGGAAAACATCTGCTGCATTTGCCCCGTTGTTAGCTATAATAACCAATTTGCCAGCAGCAGCGGTTGGTAGTGTAACCGCATCACCAGTTGTCCCGACCGTTGCAATTTCGACAAAGGTGCTAGTTATAGGCCCATCACCCTGTGAGGAACCAGTAGCTGCCGTAACCCCCACTGAAACATCAAAAGTAGGATCATTTAAAACTGGAGCAGTTAATGTTTTGTTGGTTAATGTATCTGTGGTATCCTTCCCGATTAAAGTACCATTTGAATTTGGAAAAGTCCATGTTCTCTCAGTACTAGAGCCAATAGAAGCAAAATCTAATGTTACCTGTTTAGAATCATCAGCATCATCTTGAAAGGTTATACTAGATCCAGAAACAGCCTTCAACTGCAAATCACCAGATGTAGAAGAGATAGTATTTCCATCTATAGATATATTATCAACATCTAAGTCCCCTGCAATCTGAACAGATCCATTATCTACAGTAGCATTACTATTATCCAACTCCAACACAGAACCTGCAGCTGGTGTTACGGTAATCTTCCCAACACCGCCAGTTATAGTTGAATTAGACCCATCATGTGATAGAGAAAGGTCATTCCCAGCGCCTACTGAGATAGCTTCATTATCAGAAGTAACCCTAAAACCTCCAGTAGTTACTTTAACATCTCCAGTACCAGAAGCTGCTAATCTAAGATCTACATTAGTCTCCCCAGCAGCTGCTAGTAAAGGACCTGTGGTACCAGTTGCATTATTGGTTATCCTAGCATATGTAGTAGCTGATACAGTCTTACCAAACAAAAGAGTCTTATTACCAGAATCATCCTCAATACCAGTACCATCATCAAACTGAATATCATACCCATTACAATCTAAGTCAGCCCCTAATTGAGGAGAGGAATCCTGTATCACCTCTTCAATAGCACTTGAAGCAATAGCGCTATTTAGGTTATCCCCAACCATAACAGTTCTTGAATTATTGACAGGTGAACCCATTTTATGCGACTCCCGAAGCGTAGGTTATAGAAACTTCTTGAACTGCATTTGTATCTCCAACCCTTGCAGTTGCTGATGCTATTACCAAGCCAGTTTTGAAATAAATAGGCTTAGGAAATAAGAAGTGAGGATTACCCTCGGCTCCTACCCCAAAGACTAAAGTGGGAGCTGTTGTACCAACTGTTACATCTCCAGTAACCTTATCAAATAGCTGCAAATAAGCCTCAGCAGATGTAGCATTTAACACTGATATTGATTGTATCAGCGTGGGAGCAGCAGTAACGACTACCTTAGTCGCATTTACTGACCCATTGTAGTAACTATCTAGGACCGAAATCCCTGTCCATGATGTTTTAGCCATTTACTGTCTCCTTTATAATCTCGTTTGAATTATTACATTCCCATTTTGGGATAATAATATTTAAAACCTCTTTAGCCCTGTGCTGATATGTATGCCCAGCTAAAACAGCTTCCATACCTTCCTTAGCTATCTTCTCCCTCTTATCCTCATGCTTAAGAAAATACTTAGCCTTCTCAACTGCATCGTCTAAATCTAAATACGAAACAAAATGCTTACCATCTATCAACCCAAAATCTCCTATAGTAGGAACGTGTTCTGTTAAAAGAAAGGATCCAGTAGCTAAAACTTCAAACAACCTCATATTAACATCATCATCTGCAGATGTATTAAATACTATTCTAGACTTTCTATAGACTTCCGCAGCTTCTTCAAAAAGCCTTTGCCCATAGAAGAAATTTGGGAACTCTCTGTATATCCTATCAAGGGCATCCGCTCTTTTCTCAAATGTGACGAATCCAACGAACCCAACATCATATTTCTTGATACATTCAGGGGTTTTAGGATAAGCTCTGGGCTCAACAGCGTGGGGGAGCCATCTAGCTTCAACTCCTCTATCGCCAAACTCCCTAACAGCTCTTTCTTGGTTGCAGAATACATAATCAAACTCCTTCGCTTTCTCTAACCTATACTCAAACCCTAGATGCGTATCAGATGTTACATATGCAGAGGGGTGATGATCTTTCATTGATATAGGTTTATAGGGAAGAATCCCAGTCAAAGCATCCTCACCCCAATCTACCCATAAATACAGATCAAACTCTCCATGACCTAACGGCTCATTCTGTGACGTGAATCTAATAACCTTATGTCCTAATGTCTCTAAAGCATGCCTCCAATATAAAGGAGGCCCATCATTTCTTCCTGGTCGTGTATCATAAAACATTGCTATCTTCATATCAGTCCCTTTCAAATACTACTAACAGTTTGTTCTTTAACCTCTTCTGGTCTTACCATAGTCCGCCACCACTTCTTAAACCCATGTTTCTGGATCAAGTGGTCATTAGTTTCTTCGGTCATTTGTAAAGAATTCCACCCACCAGGTTGATCAGGCTTACCGTACAACATCTCACCTGTTTGAAAACCATGATGATATACAAATGTATCCCTCGCATTAATCAATGAGTATCCACCAGACCTTAATCGAATAGATAGATCAATATCATCCCCAGTATTAAATGATTCATCAATACCACCAACTTCATCTAAAGCCTTCCTTCTAACCAACATACAAAAACCAACTAAAAATGGCACATCCTGATATAACTCTGACGAGGCAGACCAAATATTCTGTAGCCCCATAACACAGTTTGAGGCGGGACCGACTGCACCAACACCAGGATATTGTTGCAGAACTCTTGCCATGTTATGAAGCCACATTGTAGAGGAAATAGGAACGAATATATCATCATTAGCAAACATAACAAACTCTGATTTGGAGCTCTTCAATCCATAAGCAAGACCCCCAGTCCATCCTAGATTTTTATCAGGCATTAATAACTTAAAGTTATAAATCTCCTGTAGAGGAAACAAATTAACAGGCCCATTATTAACAACTATAATATTACATGGTCTACTTAATTTAGTAGCTTCAATAGATTGGATGCACTGAGCCAACTGATCTGGGTTCTCATATGTAGGTATTATAATATCAATCGGAGTATTTTTCATAGTCTCCATACTCCTTTCTCAGTTCCTCAATGTTAGCTTCTTCTTCATATGTAGCCTCTGTAATAATCTTATGATAACCAAGATGGCCCAATTTAACCCTAGTATCCATAAAGATCTTAAATCCTGCCTCTCCTGCTTTATGGCAAAAGTTAATATCCTCACCTGCGGAAGATGTGCTCATAAACCATGGTCTCTCCATTTTCTTAAAGAGATCCATTTTAATTAAAACTCCACCAAACCCAACTGCATCACATTGTACCAACTTGTCTTTTGGATAAGTTATAACAGGGTGGTTAGAATAAAAACTTCTCTTCGTAATTTCATCATAACCACCAGTTAGGTTATATAAAACTGGCTTATGTGGATCATGTCTTGTAAATGCCAAAGCTGCACATACATCAACATTATTCTTAACTAACTGTTCGAATGTGTCAGCTGGAACTAACATATCATCGTCAATCATAAATAAATAATCCATTTCACCTTCTAATGCAATATCCACAAGTCGCTCTCTAGCAAGAGCTGGGAATGTCTCTCCGACGACTCCGATGTTGAATTGGTATTCCACTCCATCAGGAATGTCGTAAACTCTATCGCAGTAGGTTTGTAAACCAAGACTAGAGAGGGTTTGTAAGACTCCCAAGTGCGTACACATTTCCATCCTGTTGTCATAGGCTCTAGCTGCGGTATGTCCTTCATTAGGCACTCCAAATAAAACTTTAATTACTCTTCTCGAATCCGATCCCGTAGATTCCATATAAATACCTGTATCCTTTCTAGTATGCTGAGGGATAGTGCATGTTTAAACTTATGACCTGCATGCCTTGATAATTTCTCCTGATCGAAACTAACAAGTGGCCATCCTTTACAGTCCATACATCTTAATAGTGGTTTTACTTTACTATGTTCATAATCTAATACTCTCATTAATGTCTCTAACATATTATCTCCTGGTAAAAAGATGGGCAGCGCCCGCTCTGCCCTCTAATTAAAACGCTCGAATCCAACAAGTAGCCTGTGGAATTCCGCCTGACACATTACAAGTATCCCAAACTTGGACATACCTGTAAAACTGCGCAGAAAGAGCTTGAGGAGTAGGACCAGCTGAAAACAATGTCCCAGCAATGGCGCCTTTCTTCAAATAAGTTCCAGCAGGACCACCTTCAGGTCCGATTGTCTTGTTAGCTTCCGCAGACATGGAAACATTCTCACTATAACCCCAACTCTGAACAATCCCATATTCGTCAGATGCTATATCAGTAATAGCAACTCCAGCAAATAAAGGCCACTCAGCGTCAGCGTCTAGTTTAATAGCAGAAACACCATCCGCAGAAACTACCTCAGTATCTCTACCCCCAAGATATCTAGCACACAACCCAGCAGTGATGGAATCTCCATTCACATTACGAATTGTAGTGTAGACCTTATCAGGGCTAGTTCTATTGACTTGAAGTGAATACATATAAACCTCCTAACGTGAATATTAAGAAATTCCTGTAGCAACGCCAAGACGTCGGCGATTGTTAACAGTAATATTTCCTTGAAACAGGATTTTAGCTGTAGTAACATCCTGACCGATAGGAGTTTGAAATCCTTCAGGGGACATAGTCATATCAGCTTCATTGTGTACTTCCCACTTGATATTCTCAGAGTTAAGGAAATACATTTCACCAGATTGAGCTGCAGCATCAAACGTCATTGGAATCCCTTTAAAGGTCAATGAAGTAAATCCTGCATCAGCAACCATTTTGCTCTCATACCTTTTCAAGCCGTCTTGAGTATCTTCATAATCTTCGAAGACATCTTGGTGAGTGAAGATCAAGTCACAACCGTTACCACCACGACTGTTTAAAGTATTAATAGCAGTACGCATCATACCTATTCCATTAGAGGAGAAACCTCCTACAGATGTTTGAGTATATGCCTTCCACCATGTATAAGTAGCAGGTGCTAATCCTCCAACTGTGGTAGATGTAGAAACGATGTCCTTAACAGAGTGAACATCCTTACTACTAGCACGAGTTGAAGCAAGAAGATTACTATTCAACTTATCAGCAAAAGACATCTCCAACTGCGTCATTTTACTCTGAAGCAGATTCAAGATGGCATGCTTGCCTTTGTTGTTACGTTTCTCCTTACCAAGCAATCCAACTGAGCCTGAATAGTAAGCCCAAGAAAACTTGGCGTTTGTGATACCATCTTGCAAAGTCGTATCCAGAAGCTCAGCTCCATCATACGATTTTACAGTGGTATTTTTCCCATACATTAATGGAACGATAATATCGTTACCACTAGAATGGGATACCTTGGGTGAACCACCACGAGCGGCTTTCCCAAGAGTTCCATTTAACCACGACAACATAACTCTTCTATTGAAGATGTTATCGTGCATGGTCTTTAAATACTCATCTAACGTCGCTGTTAGATACGCATCTAATGTTCTAGTATCCGAACGACCTGCCATAACGCTCTCCTAATTATCGTCTTCTGGACCGTTTAGCTTCAACTTTACCAGCAGCATCAAAGATATTCTTCACGGGAGCTTTATGATCCCCTTGTTCTATCTTTGAACCACCAGATGATCGAGGCTTACCAGTAGACTTTTGTTGTTTTTGTTGAATTTTCTTAAGCAACCTCTGCTCATGAAAATCATCTAAACCACCATCTTCATCAAGAGCATCCATATAAAGTTTCCTCATGTTTTTCCATGAGGGGTTAGCTTTGACATTCGGATTCCATTCCTCAGCCAGCTTCTTCATAGTGGGATAGTGTTTATCCCAACCATCGCCAAATTCACTATCTAACCTATCAAACAGAGATTCTAATTTCTCCTCTTGATAGGTAGCTAGGAAAGGGTCAAGTGAGCCTTTCTGAAAATTTGCTAGAGCTTGGTTAATCATTCTGCCACTATCAGCTTGGACGATCTTCTTGACCAAAGCTACCGCTTTTTTGCCTTCGGGAGACATCTCGTCTAGACCTAAGTCGTCAACCCCTCCGGACTGTCCATTAATCTGATTTTGGATAACTTCTTGAATTTTCCCATTTGATGCTACATAGTCAAGCAGTTGTGCCATCTTGTCTATCCCACCAAACCGAGTAGCCACTCCCTTAAGAGCATCTAATTCGTTTCGGGTATCTTTCAGTTCATCCGTCTTGTGGCTAAATGATCTTTGAAGCTCCTTATATGAATCTTCTGAGGTTGCTTTATCATCCTTCGATGGTTCCTTTTCCTCTTCAGGTTGTCCATCTTGATCTTCGTCTGCAGGTTCTCCTTCGTCATCACCAAGTTCAGGAATCGGCTCAGTGCCCATAGTTTCATCGACACCAAAAATATCCTCTTCCTGTTCTCCTGATAATTCAACTCCAGTTCCTGATTCGGTTTCCTCTGCCATTGTAAATCTCCTAGTTTTATATTACAAAATAAAAAACAGCTGCGACCGCCCAGCCGCCATAAACCACCAAAAATTATTCTCGTGCATCCTTCTTCTCCTCTTTTTCCTTCTTCATTTTCTTGTATTGCTCAGTTGCTAAATCGCCAAGTACATGAGAACCAAAACCTATCCAGAATGAAGCACAGCCAACTTGTGTTGTAAATAGCAAAATAAAAATGATCCTCATTTCTTTTTCTTCTTTTTCTTTCGTCTAGCCATAGCACGATCCATAGATTTTCCTACTTTAACTTGACCATATCCTTCTCTAGCTGGCATACTATATCTCCTGTAATCCTGCGGCTTTCACCTTATTTTTAAGATCCTGTGGTCCTGTATATGTAATCCCAGCACTTTCATTATAAGCTGTATCCCCAACACACCATATAGAAGGGTCACTTTTACAGGTTATTAGAGTGGTACCAAATGCTTTATTACAACCAGGGCATTTTATTTTATCCTTATCAGCAACCATAGAATAACCTTCCCATTCGTGATTACATTTTTTACATATTAGATCATAAGCTGGCATTACGTAAGACCGCCGAAAAATCCTGCTCCCATCCCAGCCCCCATCCCAGCTCCAATTCCCGGTCCTGCACCTATTCCAGAAGGTCCTTGACCTAGACCACCTAACATACTATCCAACTGACTACCAAATGCCTGAGACCCTATTGGACCTTGAGCTGCAAAATTATTTGGGTTATTAAGTGCTCCACCAAAAAACTGTTGAGCCTGAGATCTACGCCTACCACCTATATCTCCAGTAGCATCAGCTCCAGTACTCATATAAGGTGCAGGTGTACCCATACCAGCATCTAAACCCATATTAGGTGGGGTTTGAATCTTAGCAAGAATCTTCATTAATTCTTGAACCATTCTAGGATCTCTAGCCCTCATTGCATCTTGTTCCCTACTTCTCCTAATTTGTTCCTGACCTGGGATAAACCCAGCTCCAGAAAACACAGTAGGATCTAAGCCATCAAGACTAGAAGTATCTCCAATACCCTTACCACCAAACTGTCCCAAACTAGGTCCTACAACATCATAATCAGTTGGCATCTTTATTACTCCTTTGCTGTGCAGCATTTAGTAATTGATCTATCAAATCTACCTTGTTAGATTCCGTATTCCTCTGACTCTCCCCGTCTTGTCTCATTTGCTCTTGTTTCAAGCCAACACCAGCCTTGATAACAGTTTTCTTAAGGTCAGTATCCCTCTTAGGTTTATCAACAGCAATTTGAGATTGGAGTTGCTGTGCTTGACGTTTCTGTTGCTCTTGTTGCACCACAGCAGGATTCCTCATCAACCTACCAACATACTCCTCAAGTCCGCCAAGCTCCAAGATAGTCTTAGTTGTCTCAACCCTATCTAACAATGGGTTTGATAAAGCAAAATCAAATAGCATCTTAGCCTTCTGCATCCTAGCAGTCTCACTATCTGCGGCAGTTGAACCAGCTACCACTTTAAAGTTAAAATCTCCTCTAATTAAATCCTTATCTAATTTCATGAAAGGGAAATTCTCTACAACTTCCTGCCCACCAGGAGCGGTAAAAGGATCTCCACCTGCAAGAGCTTCTGGATTAGCTCTCTGAAGGGATTCAAAAGTATTATCATCAAGTGGGATTTCACTATCCTCTTGAACATGTTGTTGTATAACGTGCATAACTTTCCTAACAACTCTAGAATAAAATTTCTCAACCATCTTCGATCTATCTGCTCTCCTAGATGATATACCCTGCTGAACCATAGCAGCTTCTTTAGCTGTAGGCATATTCTCAGCTCCGCCTGCCTCGAACTGTCCTATCCCTAACTCCCTAAAAATATCTGCCTTTAGAGTAGAAGCTGTTTGATAAAGGTCACCAGAGACAGCTGCATCTTTAATAATAGCTATTCCACCATTAGGATCTCCCTTAACTCCAATTATTGATGCACTAGGACCCTTAGCAAAATCTTCAGCCGCTTTGCGATCCACCGTTCTCTTGTTGTAAGCGTACTTTTGATCCGCCGCCCTCTTAACGTGATCCAGAACCTTAGACATAATCCGATTAAGCAAATTCTGCTTGCTAAGATAAACATCCGTATCCGCAAGAGCATGGGTTTCATCAGGGTTAAAATTAAACCAGATCGGTTCCACTGGGAATCTATCGAACTTAGTAGGCCACTCATTGTCATCCCTCAGAAATTTGTCGTGAGTTAGTACGACTACTTTGAATGTTTGATTCTCTCGATCCCATACATCGTAACCTTCTACACGTGCCAAATCATTTTCTTCAGAAGTAAAAGCAGAGTCAGCATCATCTTCAAACCTCTTTATAGTGAAAGATCCAAGCATATCCTTCTTATTCGGTTCTACCAACGAGTTTGGTTTTAACTCAGAGGTGTTCTTCAAATTCGGATCATCTTTTAACTCCTTTAAAGTTTTAAGCCATTTTATACATATGAACTTGTCATCCTTTAGATCATGGTCTGTTGCCTCTGGATCCCTTATAACATCCTTAGGTGAAATACGTCTAACAAATATCTCCTCATTCTTTATCATTGAAATAAGATCACTTTCAATAGCTTTGCCATCGAAACCTACCATAACATAACCCTGAGGGGCTAGAAGTGCATCAACTACGCACTTCTCTAATTCATCTTGAACCTCTAATTCATCCAACAAGAAATTAGCTAACCCCTCCATCCTAAGAGCTGCACTTGTTGCATCTATTGGTCCTTCTCTGGTTGCCATCTGACGTCTCTTGGGCTTCACGAAAATCTTTGGCTTGTTTAAGATAATGGATGGTTTTATGGTAGCCACAGCTGTGTAGACCATATTATCCACTATCTCATCATTATATAGAAGATCATCCTCTACATTATGACCCCAGTGCTTTCCTTGGTAGTATTTATAAGATAGATCGATGTTGTCGTTTATCTTATTCTCTTGTGTGTCTCTGGCAAACTTAACTCGATCCATCCAGAGTTTATATTTCTTAGTTGGTTCGCTCATCTATTAACCATCCTCCCTTTTTTAGCCCCGCCTTCTCGCTGCTTAAGAATCCAGTTAAAAGAACCGACTGGGGCATTATCTGTTCTCTTATGCTCATATGGAGACGGGCGGGTCATAACTCCATATCTCAAAGCATCACACGCATGATCGTTCAACTTCCTAGCTTCCTCTTTAGGGTTAGATGAATCATCGCTTGTCTTTTTCCAAATATACTCTGGAAGCTCCGTCAGGAGGTTTCGACATCGCTTTGAAATATAAAGTCGAGGAGCTCCTTTTTTCTCCATGAAAGGGTGGAAGTGCTCTTTATCTGATCGAAAGAACTCCCCGACTCTATTCCATCCAGCTTCCCTACTATTATTAGCCCTTGTCAAGTAAATACCTCTTTCATCATATTCATCCGCAACTGACCACTCCATCCCATCTTTCTCTCTATTCTTATCCCATATTGAGGGATCAGCTACTAATTCATCCATAGCACCCAATTCGAATTGTTCATCTATACTTCTAGTGTGATCACTAACTAAGCCCTTTCGGTAGTATTCATCAAAAACTAGGATATTCCCATCTTGATCTACATACATACCCAAGAAGCAGGTAGGGTTCGTCTGACCATGATCTAGTGATCCCAAAATCGTGTGAGTCCCTTTAACGGGGTAAGGTATGTCCATAGGACACTCATCGTTCGGAAGGACATGCGTTTGAAAGTCAAAGTCAGGCCAGACTTGCCCTTCCACAGCATCCCATGATCCATCTACATAACGTCGTACCCAGTTCTCTGGATTATCCCTTCGTAGATTGGCTAAGTATTCGGGAGGTAGCCAGGGGTTATCCTTAAGGAGAGATTGAACGAATAGATGGTCATCAAGTGGAACACCTTGTTGCTGTGGTACAACAAAAGTATTCTTTAACCATCCTGGTTCTGGATTAGAAGCGAATAACCCAAAGAACCTAGGGTATTGACCTCCTGGAAGTTTCCACCTCAAACGTGCCTTGAGCATATTAACAACCTCATGCACAGTTTCAGAAGCTTCATCAACACAGAAGAAACCTATTTCCAATGACTTGATCCTATCCATATCTTCCCTACCACCTAGTCCGCCATATATAAGTGCGGAACCATTTACTAAAAGTATTTCCTTCTTAGTCTGATTGTGTCCATTAGAAGCAATAATCTTCTGACCTGTCTCCAACTCCATATCTGCTATTAAGTTGAGGAGAGTAACTAGGGTCGTCTTCCTGAATGCCTCAGCTTCATGTCTCCCCAAGAAGCCCCTGTTTCCAGGGAACATCATGGAGAGACGCAACCCCTCAGCACAAAGGGCGTATGTTTTACCCCCACCTACTCCACCACCAAATAGCTTATATTTATGATGAGCATCTCTAAATATAGTCTGTTTCTCTGTAGGACCTTCTTTTCCATAGAAGACATCAGTTCCACCAGAGGATGTTTTTATAGGAGCTTCTATCATCTTTTAAATCTATCCTCTACAATTTTACTCATTAGCTGTTGCATCCAAGAGTTCTTTCTAAATGTTGGATGGCTAGGCACTTTTGATGCAGGAGTGTGAAAGCCATCAGGGTATAGTTTAAATAATTTCTTAGGATCCTTTGCTTCATGAAATTGTTCTATATAACCAATAGGATCATTAACATGAGATAATGTATCAACGAAACCTTTTACTCTATCTATCCTCTCCTTAGTTACAGGAAATGGTTCTCCTTTTTTAAAAGTCTTAAACCAATACCTTAATCTTTCATGAGGATCAGATGGGAACTTTGGTAAGCTCTCTTCAGTTCTTCCAGTAAATGGGTCTGGCATTATTAATCCTTCTCCTCAGTAGGAATATCGCCCTTCCATGAGAGCAACCAACATGCGAATATACGGTGGATTCCATCTTCTATTTTTCCCTCTTCATCTAATATAATCGGTTGCTGTACGCCATTGTT